GCGAGGGTCGCGCCTTTGCTCATGCCGGCGAGACTGTCCGAGGCCTCCTTGATCGCTTTCCGGAGCGGGCCGGCGGACCCGGTGATGATGAACGAAATACCGCGGGCCATGGTGACAGTCTAGAAGTAGACGGCCTTTCCCTCGTACACTCCGCCGATGATGCTTCCGGCGGCGTCACGAAGAAGCGCGTCGGGCATCCGCCCGGTGGAGGACTTGATGCCGGCGGCGGCGCGGACGGCGCGAGCCTGCTTGAGCGGTTGCTCGGTCGAGAGGTCGTAGCGCTCAATGAGTTCCATGATGCGCTTCTCGTAGAGGCCGCGGATCTCTTCGACGCGGGTGTCCATGGCGTCGTAGACGAACGGGTTCGGGGTGATCTTGCGGGCGGGCCATCCGAAGTGAATCGGGCCGGCGTAGGGGACGGCGGCGGAACCGACGCGGACTCGACCGGAGGATTGCGTGGCGATGGCGCGGATCGAGTTCGCGAGGCGGCCGGTGCGGTACGGGACATAGCGCTTTGCGCCCAGGACGACAATCTCGGCGGCGGCCTTGTGCGTGTCCTTGAGTTCGTTCTTCGTGTCGTCGCCGAGTCTGCGGAGGTCGCGCTGGATCTCCTTCAGGCCGAGGATCTCGGCGCGGACCGGGGCGTCGTCCTTGCCTAGTCGAAATCCAACGACGCCAGTCCCTGCCATGCGTCCGCTCCTGTCTTGATGTCGGCTCGTGGCCAGACTTGCTCGATCATTACGCGGAGAATCTTCGGGGGGGTCCGAAGAAGCTCGAGCGGGCTAATCCCTGTCTTTACCGCGAGAGCACCGATTAGCCAGTGGGTGCTTCCGGGTCCGTAGGGTCCGCGGTGTCTCCTGCGATGGAGACCTGCGCGACCGTGCGGAGCCATTCGGTGAAGTCGTGCCCGGTCTTGCCGGCGTCCTTCTGGGCGTGGTAGGCGACGAAGTAAAGGTACTTCTGGGGGACGTGTTCGCGGCCGAATGCTTCGGACCATACGACCCCGAAGTGGTCCTCGAACTCGACCTCGGTCGACGGCCAGACTGTCGCGGTGACTGTCTGCCCGTCCTTGTGCTGGACGGTGACGTCGATCGGCATGGTTAGCTCTTGACTACCGATCCACCGACGAAGGTGACGGAGGTCTTGGCGAGGTCACCGACGGCGCCGTTGACGACCGGAGCCGACGGGAGGAACGCGTTCGAGACGGTGAGGGTCGGGTTCGGTGTGCCGGTCGAGAGTGACTTGACGACGAGCGCATTGGAACCGGAGCCGACGGCGGACCAGATGGTGTCAAAGACCTTGCCGGCGGCGAGGTCCTGGTTCATTTCGATCGCGACCGAGAGGTTCTGGAGGCCGCCGGTGTAGACGTGCCCGGTAGCACCCATCGCGGTCGTTTCGACCTGGTCCTTCTCGTAGGTGAAAGTGACGCTGGTGACGTAGCTCGAGAGGTCGACCGTGTTGATCGTGACACTCGCGTCGGTGAGAACGAAGACGGCCATGGCCTACTCCTTGTCTTTCTTGCTTGTGGTGGTGGGTTCGACGATCCCGGCGATGACGAGGAGATCCACGTCGGCGGGTGCGGCGATGATGTCGATGTCGGACACGATGGTCCCGACCGGGCCGAGGGTGGATCCCTCAACGATGACCTTGTAGTTAGCCATAAATGGTGACCTCGAAGCGGTAGGCGATCATGTTCACCCCAGAGACTACTACCTCCCGGGGTCGTGCCGAGGTGACTTGGAGAGTCGAACAGGCGCCGCCGAGAGTCTTGTCGGACTCGAGCGCCGCCTTGACCGAGCTCGCGCCGGAGCCGGCGACGTAGGCGTCGAGGCGGTCCTGGCTCGAGCGGTCGCTCATGCGGCCGACGATGACGAGGATGTAGGCGCGATACACGTCGAGGCCGCGACGCATGGCTTCGTCGTAGTCGATCTCGAGGGGCTCGACGACGGCGGCCGGCGGGCTCAAGGAGTCCGGGACATAGTCGAAGGCGCGTAGCCCGGTGATCGTGTCGAGGGCGGTGCCGAGTCCGGCGCGGACGCCGTTCGGGGTCATGCGAAGAACTCGCGCTTATAGGCGCGGACCATTGCGGCGATGTCGCGGCCGAGTGGGGACATCCGGATCGCGCCGAGTTCGGACAGGCCGAGCACACCGCCGACCGAGTCGCGGCGCTTGTAGAGATCGGCGGAGAGGATGTAGGTCGCCTCGGTGACATCGTCGGGGACGGTCGGCCATCCCCACTTAGCGGTGACCTCGACCTGGGGCCAGTAGTTGACCGGGAGGGAGAACGCGGTCGGGCCGACGATCGTGATGGTCGTGTAGGGCCGGCCGAGTGCGGCGGCGTTCGTCGGCTCGACGATGTAGTCCTGGTTGAGGACGAACGTCGTCTGGTAGACGCCGGTGGCGTTCGGGTCGGTCTTGACGACGAGGCCGGTGGTGGAGCCGATGTCATCGACCTGGACGCGGAGGTTGCCAATCGGGCGGTAGGTGCGGGCCGTCGCGGTGGAGTCGAGGTAGAAGCGGCGGTTCGCGATGCGGTCGATGGACCGGGACGCGGACTCGATGATCTTCTCGAGGATGACGTCGTCGACCGAGTCGTCAATCTTGAGGTAGGTCTTGAGGTTGGCGAGAGTGATGTAGCCGTTGGTAATCGTCACTTCTTAGCCTTCCTAGGTTTCGCCGGGGGTTCGTAGGCGGGGGCGTCCGCGACGCGCTCTACGGGCTTCCTGGCGCGTGTGGCGGGCTTTGTGGGGGTGCCGCCAGGCTCGGCCGGCACAACCTCGCTAGGCGTGGCACCCGGCGAGCGGCCGAGCCGGGCAAGCTCCTGTTCGACGAGTGTCGCGCGATCCTTGAGTCCGCGCCGGATGTAGCCGGCGAGTTCTTTCTCGAGGGCGGCGATGATGGCGTCGTGGTTCATGTAATCCTCCGACCCGGCGCCCGTGTGCTAGGCCCCGGGGTGGTGGGGGGATTAGGCCCAGTTGGCCGTGATGAGGCCGGTGCCGGTGATCGCCGAGAAGGCCGTCGGGTACTTGCCGGCGGTGTACGCCGAGAAGCCGAAGAGGACGGTCCGGATGGCGATGTTGCCGTCGGGCTGCTCGAAGCGGACGTACAGCGGGTCGCCGCCGTTCTCTTCCCAGATGTAGCTCTCACGGAAGTCGCCGATGATGACGGCGGTCTCGTTCGTGCCGGAGCCGAGGTTCGTCGGGATGTTCGCGTCCTGGACGACCGGGAGGCCGAGGATCTGGAGTCCGCCGCCGAGGTAGTCGGGCTGGTCGTAGGTAGCGGCCGCGTTGTACGGGTTGCCGGCGGTCGGTCCGAAGATCGGGCGGTTGGTCGTGTCGAGGGCCCGGAGCCAGCATCCGACGAGGCTCGGGTGCGCGACGATGTGCGTCGGCCTCGAGTAGAAGTTGGAGTTCACGTCCTGGATGGCGGCGACGAGCTTCGGGAAGAACTCGGCCCACGTCGGCGATGCGTCGGTGTAGGTGGTCGAGTTGATGCCGGAGGTGTTCAGGACGCCGCGGGCCTCACCCGAGGAGCCGGAGCCGTTGATGGCCAGGCCGTCGAGCTTCGTGTGGTACGAGCGGATCGCGTCGCCGAGGAGCTGGTCCTCAACGCCGACGCCGCGGAGCGCCGCCTGCTTTGAGAGGTCCCACATCGAGGCGACCGTGTTCACGTTGACCGTGAGGAGCGTGTCGTCAGGCGAGGACTCGGTCGGTGCCGTGTTCTCCGATGCCTGGACGTACGAGGTGATCCCGGTGGTGAGGCGGCCGATGTTGACCGTCATACCCTGGCCGGGGAGGACCTGCTTGTTTGAGATGTCGAGGAACGGGCGGCCGGCGCGGCGAAGCGGGGCGAACTGGTTCACGAGGTACTGCGGGACCACAAGGCCGGCGAAGTTGCTCGAGCCGGAGTCACGCTTCTCGAGGCGGACCTCGTTCTGGTAGCGCTGGATGCGCTCGCGGGCTTCGTAGGAACCACCGAACTCGGCGGCGATGGCGTCGGCCATGAACGAGTTAGCGCCGCGCTCGTGGTAGGTCGGCTCCTCGGAGGTGACGCGGATCGGTGCGGCCGAGCGGGTCTCGGTGTCGCCGGCGACAGAGGCGGCCAATTCGGCGGCCTTTGCCTTGCGGACTTCGAGGTCGGTGACCTGTTCGATGCGCTCGTCGAGCTTTTCGATTTCGAGCTTGAGCGCCTGAACGTTGGCGAGCTCGATGTCGGTGATGTCGCGGTTCTCGTCGGCGGCGCGGGCGAGGGTCGCGTCAATGATGCCGGTCTTGGAGGCGCGGGTTTCGTGGAGGTTCTGGAGGAAGGTGTTCACGTTGGGTTTCTCCCGTAGTCGTGGTGGTTGGGGCTACGGGGTGCCATCCAGTCCCGAGGAGGGTGTCGCTGTGGCGAGGTGCTCGACTCGGGTCGGTGGGGTGCCGACTAGTGGCGAGTCTAGCGAACCCGCGTGAACCTTGCGAGTATTTCCTCGGCGATCGCCCGGTTGGAGCGGGGGGCGCGGGCGTCGACTCCGAGATCGGTGTAGGCGGCGCGGATGTCTTCCCGGTTCTCGTAGGCGGCGATGACGTCGAAGCGCTCAAGGAGCCGGCGCATGACGGCGACCTTGGCGGTCACGTCGTCGCCTTCGCCGCCGACCATGTAGAGCTCGTCGTACTCAAGGCCGATTTCGTTGAGGCGGTTCTCAGTTTGGGTGCGTTGGTCTGGGTTGCGGGCGGTGAGGACGATGATTTCGGCGTCGGATTCGTCGAGTGTTTGGACGAGTGCCTGGTTCACGGAGTCCCCGAGGAGGAGGGTGCCGTCGATGTCGGTGACGATTGCGGGCGGGTCGCCGGCGGCGCGGTCTTCCTCGAGGTTCGGTTCGGAGGCGTAGAGCGCGGCGAGATGGTTCTCGGCCTGGGTGCGGGTGCGGTGGCAGCCGACGAGTTCACCGGTGGCGTCCTTGACGACGCCGTAGCCGTCACACTCGGCGTTATCGGTCTCAATGTGCCAGGGCATTAGTCACCTTGGACGAGGACCCGAAGCTCCTCGGTGACGCCGGCCGCCGTGATTGCGTAGAGCTCCTCGCCCGATGGGATGGTGAGGGGTTGAGGGGCGGCCGCTTTTTCGGTAAGGAGACCGTTGGTGCTTGTGACGTCTGATCCGCCGAGGTAGACGACGCCGTTCCCGAGGACGTGAAGATAAACAAGGCGGGTAAGAGGTTCTGCCGCGATCACGAGGGAGCGCGTCGACGTGACCGTGTAGGCGAGTGACTTCATCGGCGGATGTCCCGAAGGATGTCCTGGACGGCGTCGAGGTTCGGGGTGGCGGACTGATCGCGGACACCGACGACCGAGGCGGCGGGACCGTAAGCGCCGAACGTCACAAGGCTCACTTCGGCGAGGTGCGCGGCGAGACGCTCAACGACGCCGTCGGTGCGACGCTTATCCTTGAGAGG